TGGACAAGTATTACGGACTATTGGAACTGGGTGAGAAGTACTCAATATTCCTTCGCAAGGGAAATCGCATCCTTGTTGGTGAATCCTCTGTTTATCCTTCTGCTATTCTTGCCGATCCCGAGAAATACTTCACGGAAGAAATAATGGAGAAACTTGACTGGGCAGCATCACAAGAGTTTAAGTATGGAACTGAAACGAATTGATGATTACATTAAGGTTTACGATAACGTAATTCCTAAACCCATATGTGATAAGATCATTGAACACTACAATCAATCTGATCCAGAGTTTGTAGATAATGATCTTAGACCCAAGTTTCATCATCTCACATTGCCACCAGATATGTCTAAGAATCTTTTAGAGATTGTTAGGGGGTATCTAGTTCAGTATGCAGGCAGTACTGGGTTGACAGAATGGATACCTCAGCAGTATGCTGTCGAGGACTTTAGAGTAAAGAGGTACAGAGCAGGAACAGATGATCAGTTTGCTCCTCATGTCGATGTTGGTGACTATGCAAGTGCCAGGAGATTTCTGGCATTCTTCATGTACTTAAATACAGTAGACAAAGGTGGTGAAACTGAGTTTGTTTCCATCAACAAAAGAGTAAAACCGAAACAGGGTCGCCTGTTAATTTTTCCACCACTTTGGAATTACCCACACCAGGGTAACCCTACAGTGAGTGAAGACAAGTACATCGTAGGATCTTATTTACATTACATATGAATTCACTTGAGTTTACAATCATTAAGAACTTGGTTACTAATGACGAGTACCGTCGCCAAGTATATCCATATTTAAAAAAGGAATACTTTGAGAGTGACCATAATTCTTTGTTGTTTACTCTGGTCTCTGAATTTATTTCAAAGTATGAGAAGTGTCCAACAAAAGAATCTCTTGAAGTAGATCTTCAAAACAGAAAAAATATTTCTGAAGAGTCGTACACAAATGTTAGTACACTCATAGGAAAGTTGGAAAGTGACGATTGTGATTACAAATGGTTACTTGATTCTACTGAAGAGTGGTGTAGGAACCGAGCAATATATCTTTCTCTACTTGAAAGCATTCAAATTGCTGATGGTAACGTTAAAGAGAAGGACATGGGTTCTATCCCGTCTATTCTTTCTGATGCTATTTCTGTTTCTTTTGATAGCAAAATTGGCCATGATTACTTAGATGATTATCAAGAGCGATTTGATTTCTACAATAGAGTAGAAACTAAGATTCCTTTTGATCTTCAAATGTTTAATAAGATCACCAAGGGGGGTCTTACCAATAAGTCATTGAATGTTGCACTCGCTGGTACTGGTGTCGGTAAGTCATTGTTTATGTGTCATGTTGCAGCAGCATCCTTACTGCAGGGTAAGAATGTTCTTTACATCACATGTGAGATGGCAGAAGAGAAGATTGCAGAGCGCATTGATGCTAATTTGTTGAACGTTCCTATTCAAGATCTTTCTACATTACCTCAGCAACTATATGAAAATAAAGTTACCAACTTAATGAAGAAGACAAATGGGAAACTTATTATCAAAGAGTACCCAACTGCTTCCGCACATGTGGGACATTTTAGGTCTCTTCTTAGTGATTTGTCTCTCAAGCGGAGTTTTCGACCCGATATTATCTTTGTGGATTACCTTAATATATGTACCTCACAAAGATTTAAAGCAAGTTTTGTCAACTCGTACACTCTCGTCAAAGGTATCGCTGAAGAACTTCGTGGTCTTGCAGTGGAGCAAGGTGTGCCAATCGTTACTGCTACTCAGACCACTCGCTCTGGTTATGGTAGCACTGATGTTGATCTTACTGACACTAGTGAGTCCTTTGGTCTCCCTGCTACTGCTGATCTTATGTTTGCCCTTATTAGCACGGAAGAGTCGGAGCAACTGGGACAAATTCTTGTAAAACAATTAAAGAACCGCTACAACGATCTCACGGTCAACAAGAGGTTTGCCGTGGGTATTGACAGATCCAAGATGAGGTTGTATGATTGTGAGCAATCCGCTCAAGACAACTTCCTCGATAGCGGATCAGAACATGAACAAACTACTAACACAGAAAAATTTGGAGGATTTACATTTTGACAAAGCACATTGATTTTTCTCGCTATGAAGAATTCGTTTCGGCAGTTACTTCTGACTGTTCAACGAATTTTGTTGACTTCGCTGATCGCATTGGCGAGTTGGATCGTGAGGGTGCCAATATTGAGCGTCTCCTTACTGCTGGTGTTGGGATTAATGCTGAAGGTGGTGAGTTCCTTGAGATCATTAAGAAGATGGTCTTCCAAGGTAAACCTTGGAACTCAGACAATCGAGAGCATCTTATTATTGAGTTGGGTGATATTATGTGGTACGTAGCACAAGCAACTATAGCATTAGGTATTTCATTTGATGAGGTGCTTGCCACTAATGTTAAGAAACTAGAGAAGCGTTATCCTGGTGGTTCCTTTGATGTTTATCATTCAGAGAATCGTAAAGTAGGCGATCGGTAATAAAAAGATAAATACTTGCAAAAACCCATGCGAGTATTTAAGCAAGGCACGGTAAGTGATAGTAATGAGAATGCCGCTTTCAGTTACTTCTCTAGGAACAAAGAAAGATTTCAAAACATTGTTTTAGTTTCTAGAAACAAAGAAGTAACTTTAAATGGTATTCAAGATATTATCTTTGTGGGTGGACAAACTGGTACTGGTTCTGGTGCAAAACCTAAAACAGATATTAGAATTGTTCACTCAGCAGGAACTTATAATATCTCTTTAAAAAAGAGAAGTTTTGGTGCCTGGGAATCTGCCGACTCACTTGCTGGAGATCGAGTATCTGAAAAGATTCTTGAATATCTAATGGATAACCTTAACGGTACTGCTCCTAGCAGTAGAGGATTTGATGTAGTTTCTTATCTTGATGGGGGAAGAGCGAAGTATAAAATTGTTAGGAAAGGAACTGAAACCGCAGTTAAACTGGCATATAGATGTAGTCGCTCTGACGCATCTACTGTCATCTTTGGAAATGATATTTTGGGACAAGGTTCTGTAGTTAGTGCTGAGTTCCCAGGAGCATGTATTCTCAGAGATGAAATCGTCACAATAAGATGCAGTAGCATTATTACATCTATGTCAGAAGTTCCCGCCACTGTGTATCCTTACTTTTCTGTCAAGTCATCTTTTTATAGAAAGGTAAGAAACGCATATAGATTTCCTGGATTGAGAATACAGGCAATGCCTAGATCTGAAATACAAGGATCTGTCGAGTTTTTACCAGAGTTATAAATAAAAATAAAACGATTGATGAAGTTTACTAATTTCAATGCGAAGGCAACACAGACCTCGTACAGGCATGGAAACCTGTACGAGGTTGGTTCGTATGTACAAAATGCTGAAGGTCAAGTGGGCAAAGTTCATCGTCGTGGACCTAACTACGTTATTGCTATTACTGAGGAAGGTGATATGTTTAGATCTTGGGTTACTGATATCAAAGAGTATAAGCAGTGGAACACCTCAGGAACTAATGCTGATAATCGTTTAGTGGGTAGTCCTCAGATCGTTAAGTTTACTCAGGACATGACTCCAGGATCCGACTATGACATGTGGAAGAAACCTTCCGAAGTCAAGCAACGTATAAATAAAACTAAACCGATTAAAGAAGAGAAGATGAATACCACTGTAGAATTGTCAGCGTGGATGCTTGGATTGAATGTCTCTGAGCAAAGAGAGATTGCATCTAAAGTTGATAGAATTATTTTAGAGAATACTACAGATGATGACTTGATTGAAGCAATCGATACTCAGTTTGGAACTGAGCGTATGAAAGATCTTGCTGTTCAATATATTGAAATCATCAGCGAAGGTAAGAAGAAAGGTCTTGATGGTAAGGCATGTTGGAAAGGGTACAAGCTTGCTGGCACCAAGCAGAAGGGTGGTAAGACCGTAGACAACTGTGTCAAAGCGGGTTTTGAAGCAGAGGGTGAAATGATCGAAGAGAAAAAGAAACTCGATCCCGTAGGTAAGGAAGATGGTGATGTAGATAACGACGGGGATAAGGATGAGTCCGACACATATATTCTTAAGAAGCGTGCAGCAGTAACTGCAGCAATCAAAGGTAAGACCAAGAAAGAAGAGTTTTCTGATTGGAGAACCGAACTTATTGAGAAAGATGTTAAAGGTGTAGAAGTTAATCCTAAGATTGATGATCCTACTGATCCTGAAAATCAGTTTGATAAGAATAAGAAACTGAAGCACGCCGACAAAGCAGTTAAAGAAGAAACAGTTACTGAAGATTGTGGATGCGATAGTGGCGAAGAAGATTGTGGTTGTGAGAAGTGTCTCGCAAAGAAAGCATCTAAGGTAAAGCGTCGTAAGTATCAAGATGGAGTCAACGAAGAAGTTGACAAGAAGAAGAAAGAAGATATTGTTAAGGGTATGAAGAAGAATATGGGGGATCTGAAGGCACGTTATGGCGACAAGGCAAAGGAAGTAATGTACGCTACAGCGACTAAAAACGCTAAGAAGTGATATATAAATTGTCCTCCATTGATAGATATCATGGTATCCTTTTTACTTCCTCTGGCATACAAAATTGTAGATGCCGCTGTTGCTAAGATTCCCGATGACGCAGAACTCGGTGAAAAACTCATTGACCTCTGTCTCCTCATCGTAAGAAAAGCAGTTAAACTGACCAAGACCACTGCAGACGACGAACTGTTTGCAAAGGTTGAGGCAGCAATTAAAACACGCGAAGATGCGTGATAACCTAAGGAGGGGTAACCCTCCTTTTTTTATAAATATTTTATAGCAAAATTAATTTGTATAGTATAGGAGTTTAACGATGCCTCTCTGGGGAAAAACAGAAACTGACGAATCAAAACCAAAGTGGTTAGATAATGTAAACAAGGTAGGTCTTGCTGAAGATTGCTTTGCTACTGAGCAAGGATGGGTTCTGCGTCATTACAAAGGTGCTGATAAAAATACTGCACGTTATTGGGATGAAGTCCTGGTAGCAATCGGCGGTCTTGCTGGTGGTACTTCCACAACCGCTGCACTCGGAGAGGCAGACATCACCGCTGTATTCTTTGAGCAGGAAGCACTTGCACAAGGCGATACTGGAACCGTTGTTGTTATTTACAACGAGCAAGTTGATGTTGATACCACTGGTGGCACACCAACTATCAATGTCCTTGGAACTGTAACTGGTACTGTTGCTGCATCTTATGCCCGTGGTACTGGATCAAACCGCCTTGAGTTTGACTTCACCGTTCCTTCTGAATTAACCGCTCAAGATCTTTCTATCTCAGGTACTGACATTGCACTGAATGGTGGTACTATCTTTGATAAGGGTACTTCAGTTGCTTCTGAACTTGCTTACACTACTATTCTTGGTGCAGGTGGATCTGGCGATGATCTAGTTCTCACTATTGCATGATAATCTATGAAGTTTACTGAATTGAATGAGGATAATTACCTCTTCTTTGCTATTAAATTTTATGATAATCCTCAGGCAGTAACTAAGGAGGATTTTTATGATGACCTCAAACGATTCAAGTATTTGAAAAGGTTGCTCAAAACTTATATTAAGACGGGCAACCTCAAACTGCACTTGATATTAAATCATATGATTATCATTTACAATGTATTTGGTGAAGCAGCAACGCCTTTGCTTTTTTATAAAATTTCAAATGAATATTGGTCTATACTAAAAAGTTTTATGGTATATCTGAATAGGTATCCCATGTGTTCTACTTTAGAACATATTGAACTTGATAAATATTGTATGGAGCAACTGCAAGAACTATGAAGGTGTTCACTTTAAAAATGAATGGTAGAATATACACTGAAGAAGTGCCTACCATGAATACATCTAGTGGTGCAATTGCAGGTCTTCCTCCTGACGAACCTCCAGTTAGGAAAAGGAAGCGCAAATTTAAAACAGATATATTTCAAAGGATTAGAAACGCTCGTTTAAAAGAACAAACCATGGAAGACCAAAACATTATCTCTGAGGCAGACAATCAGAATACAGAAGTATCTGCTGCTATGCGTATGATTCAAACCAAGCGCAAACTTCAGAAGAAGCAAGAACGTGAAAAGCGTGCGGCAAACCGCAAGCAAGAAATTCAAGCGTTGTCAAAGGCAAAGGCGAAGGATTATCAGAAAAAAGCAGGAGAGCGCCAAAAGAATATCGCAAAGGATATTAATAAAGCATCTCAAGAAAGAACTAAGAAAGAGGGTTTTGATTGGCAAGGTGCATTTATTGAACTCAATGAGCAGTTTGCAACTCTTTCTGAGGAACAGCAAGAGAAGTTCCTGTATGCTTGGTTAGAAATGTCAGAAGAGAATCAAGATAAGTTTACTGACATGAT